CTTTGTTCTGATTGATGGCTCGCCTTTCTCTGGGGAATCGGAACTGCGTTGCGTCCGACCCTTCCTAGCGGAGAAAGCCATCATCGCCCTAGACGATGTAAACGACATTAAGAACTACGCAAACTATGAAAAGCTAAAGAGAACCGCAACCCTGCTATGGGAGGATATGGCTTGTAGGAATGGGGCGGCCATCTTCCAGTTATGATTAAGGGAGTGATAGATTCGGAAGCTCCGCAGATTCATTGGGAGCATCTTAATGTTAAGGGTGGAAGAGTCCTAGACTTGGGATGCGGATTCTGGACGGAAGGCGAAAGGCAAGAGGGCAACGGCACGGCAAAATACTTCCTATCACAAAAGCCAGAGTTCTACATGGGGATAGACACAAACCAAGGGGACATTGAATCTCTAGCCAAGCAATACCCAGAGGGCAAATTCCTGTGCCAAAGAATAGAATCATCAGAGCAAATTCAAGGACTGATTAAGGAAAACTTAATAACTCACATGAAATGCGACATAGAGGGGGAGGAATCAAGGATGTTGCAGATTGCAGATGTTGGGACACTAAAGGAGATCGCCACTGAACTTCACTATTCAGACGCTTGGTTAAAGGAGTTTATGGCTTGGTTCGAGTCTATTGGGTTTAAGTGCTACCGCTATGACTCTGTTTCTTTCTGCTCAGAGATAAGCGTTATTTATGGCCGACTAAAATGCTAACCATCTTCACGATTGTTCTCAATGGGATGCCCTTTATCGAGAAGCATCTAGCAGAGTTTCAGAAGTTAAAAATCCCTTGGCAATGGAGAATTGTAGAGGGGGTGAGTGAGCCTCTTGGATGCACTCGCTGGTGTAAGCAAATCCCCGACAAATGGCATAAGGACTTCAAGAGCATAGATGGAACGCACGAATATATTGAGAGCATCCAAGGGGGGAATGTCGTTGTTTATTCGCAGGGAAAACCATTCAGCGGGAAGCTAGAGATGATTCAACAAGCCCTCTTTGGAGTAGATTCTGGTGTGGTTATGGAGGTGGATTGTGATGAAATGTGGAGAGCAGAACAGATCGAGGGAATCTACGAATGTCTAAAGGGAACAGAAGATGGATGCACGATGCAGTTTCATTGCAATTTCTTTGTAGGGGAAAACAAGCGAGTGGTTACAAGGGAAGGACTCGGGTCTAACTGGTACGAGTGGATGAGGGCTTGGAAGTGGGGCAAGGGCGTATGCTTTACCAGTCACGAACCACCACGGCTGAACATCCAATCTAGGCTAGTACCAAGGGGAGTGACGGAAACTTGGGGGCTGGTGTTCGATCACTATGCCTACGCCATCCAGAAACAAGTTGAGTTCAAAGAGGATTTCTATGGATATAGTGGGCTGGTGGATGGATGGAAGGAACTTCAAAAGACAAGTGGCCCAGTTCGATTAAGCCAATACTTCCACCATCTCCAAGACAAGAGCGTGGCCGATGACCGCTAAAACCATTATCTACCGGGAGCGTCTTGGGGATGTCCTTCGATGCCTACCCGCCGCCAAGTTTCTTGCCGACAAAGGCCACGAGGTTTTCATTGATTGTTACGAGAAATATGCGGGAGTGTTTGAAATGGTCTCTTATTGTAAACGAGGAAACAAAGGCGATAAGATAGACCTAGAAATTTGGCCAACTCGGTATGAGGCATTTATGGCAAGCAAAATCACTTGGCACGAGTTCGTCTATTCACACCCAGAAATTAAGGATGCAGACAAGACGAACATCATCCTCGATCTGCTAGACGATAAGCCAGCCAAAGGACTTCCAGAAAAGTACAACCTAGTCGCACCCTTTGGGATAAGCCAAAGCGATTACAGGAATCCGCTTTCACTCATAGAAAATGCATGGAAAGAACTAGGCAAAGACAATTTCTATGTGCTTACAACAGCAGACATTAAGATACAAGGATTAGACACCTACACGGCATCGAGCGTTGCGGAAATGGCAAGGGCGATTCGGGGGGCAGAGAACTTCTGGGGCATCAATAGTTCGCCTATGATTTTGGCGTCCTCAGTTAGAAGGGGCAAAGAAACGATGTTCTTCCCAGAGAGAAATCAGTTTGCGGTGCAGAATGTTTGGGACTTTAGTGGGATGATAAAAGGGGATTGACACTAAGGGGGATTTATGGCTGGCTCGATTGACACAACCTATTTCCTTTCCGATCTAAACGGAATGATTAAAGACTTGCACTCGTCCGTAACCGGATTGGGTTCTAACGCCGTCTCTGCCTCTGTAACCGATCTAACCACAGCAACTGATTTAGATATTGGTGGAGAGGTTCTAAGGATAACCCAGAGCCTAGTCGTTCCGGCTTCCTCTATTTCTGCCCCCACGATTGGTATGCTCTGCTCTATTTCTGGTGTAGAACGAATGGTGGCGGGATTCTCCCAAAGCGTAGATGGAGTTTCCTATAACCTCGAACTAGCCGACATCACAACCTAATGGCCTCGATTGAACGAGAGATTGAGAACGGACTTCTCAACGCTGTTTCTGGCATTACTGGCCTTAACTTCTTCACGAGCGAGAGGGGAACGGCTCGGACGATGCCAAACATTGTAGTTCAAGCGACCATAGGGAGTGAGGAACTTGGGCCATTCACAGGAGTATTCAAAACCCCTGCCACCCTAACCTACACGGCACGAGCCGACACAACCAGCCGAACAGATTTTGATGCGAAGTTCTATGACATACTAGAACAGCTTTACCGATCACCCGACCTTGCAAGCTATATCACCACAGCAACAAATATCACTTGTTATGTAGCCAAAATAACTAGCGAGGGTAATTCCGTTGTCGCTAATAACAGAACTTGGAACAGGTCTATAACGCTAGACATTACAGCAACGGCAAAGAAATGAACCAGACGCCACAATTTAATGTAGAGGACGCTATCAGAGATTTGCTCATGGGAATCTCTGGGCTGAATGTCTACACCACAAACCGAACCGGACTTAGATTCTTTCCGTTCGCCACTATATCTGCCTCTGTAAATGAGCAGATGCTAGGCAACTACACAGGGGTGTATGATATGAGCGTTGTGGTGAACTACTCCGACACGGCGGCCAAGATTAGCCAAGAGGATTTTGACTCTGAATACTGCTCAATCTTTGAGGCTTTCTATTCTGAAACTCCTACGCTCGCCACTAAGATACAGAACACAATTTTAGACACAAAGATTCATATGGCTAGAATCAGTAGCCAAAGCCCATCTATTCGAGCCAACAAAAGAGCATGGCAAAGGGGCTTGACCATTAGCGTTATCTGTACTCCATCAGAACTAGATGATGGGATTAGATACCTCGACTTCTCAGAACCCCGCAACTCAATGTATGTTGGTGTGATTTAACAAAGGAACTTACCATATGGCCTTAGCAATTTTAGACGGAACGCAGACAGCAACCACGCTTTCAACTATCCTTTCTAGTGGTCAACACATTACTGCCCATACGGTTGTAAGTCTTGGGACGCAAGCCATCACGGATATGCGGAGCGCAGTAAGCGGAAGCGTTGTCTCTATCTCCAACTTCCCTGCCACACAGCCCATCTCTGGCTCCGTCACTATAGGCAACTCGATAACCATCGGCTCCCTCCCCGCCATTTCTGGCACGGTGACGGCGAACCTTCAGAATGTTGCGGGAACACACCAAGCAGATATTCCAAGTAGAGCGGTTAGAATGGGATGGGGTGCTGAGGATACCTTTAAGGGTGTCGGAGTAGACGCCGGGGGCCAGCCTCTACCGATACAAATATACTTGGGAATTTCAGGTGGCGATAATGTTACAACTGCAAATCCTCTCCCCATCTCTGGCACGGTTACGGCAATGGCTGGCACTAATTTTAGCAATGAAATATCAGAGGGCATTTTAAATTATACTGGTAACTACGAATTTTTCCCAATCCTTGGCACAGTCACCATCGGCTCTGCCCTACCCGCTGGCACAAACCGCATCGGCGTGGTGACGATTGGAGGTGGGACAGTCACCATCGGAGCAGGAACGGCCCAGATCGGCTCAGTCACCGCATCGATCTCCTCCTTCGCCACTAGCGTCACAGCAAGGCTGATTAATCCCGCTGGCACAGCCGTCACTTATGCCGAGGTGGGGACGGCGGGTAGCCCCTCCATCGATGTTCTTTCCGTGCAAGGCGTGACGAGTGGGACGGCCATTGCGATAAGCGGGACAGTCACCGCCAACTCATCCAACGGCTCTTTAACAACAAGATTTGGCTCTGTCACTACCGCAAACACGGCTTTTGCGACATCTGCCGTAACTAACTCAAATAGAAAATATCTCTTAATTCAGAATGTAACTACTGCTTCAAATGTGATCACAGTCGGGATTGGATTTACACCAACCACCACCCAAGGCATCCAGCTTTCCTCTGGGGCAGGGCTAGCCTTTGAGGGTAGCTACATCCCTACTGGTGCGGTTAATTTATTATCCAGCGTAACAGCTTCTTGCTTCACCATATTGGAGGCGTAAGTGGGCTTCTTTGCTTCCAGCGGAATTCTAAATCGCAGGGGCTTCTTTGGTGGAGTTTTTGCCCCATCCAACATCGCTGGTCTGCAACTTTGGCTAGACGCAACCAAGGGCTTATTTGATGCAACAAGTGGTGGCAGTCCAGTAACTACGGATGGAGCTACTGTTGCAAGGTGGGAAGACCAGAGCAGTAGCGGATACCATGTTACCCAAGCAACCCTAGCAAATAGGCCATTGCTAAAAACAGCAATCAGAAACTCTAAAAATGTTGTTAGGTTTGATGGCAGTAATGATATTCTTGTATCTGCAAATATACCCGACAATAATTTACTGACCCTCACAGCTTTTGTCGTTGCAAATCCAATAGGCTTGGGAGGTAACAATGCGGGAAGAATGTTTGAGAGAGGTTCTAATGTAATCAATCTGTTTATGTTTTTTGGTAATGGTATCTCAATGATTGGAGGAGGCGGGCAAGTAGGTGGAGGTTCGGCTCCAATAGGTAGTTTTTATTTATTTGGAGCAAGACTAAGTGGAGTTGGCGACTCAACCACAACCTTGAGAATAAATAAATCTCTAGTTGCTACTAATAGTACAGTTTCTGCACCTAGTACAGCCAACACAACTTATCAAATTGGAAACCGTACAGACCTAGCCAGAGCATTTAATGGGGACATCGCAGAACTAATAATCTACAACCAAGCCTTAACCACAGAAGAAATAAACAGCGTAGAAACTTACTTATCGGCTAAGTGGGGATTCTAAAATGCCCCTCCTCCTCCTCACATGAGCATCCTAATCAAGCCAGCGTACGATGCGGATGCCTCTGCCTATTTTACTACGGCAGGCGTGACCAACACCGCTGGACGGCAACAGATTTCTCGTTTTGTTACAGGCGTAAAAGACCTCGGCCTTTACAGCAGTATGGTCTGCTGGCCTTTACGCTCAACGCAGAACGCTGGAACTGGATTACTCGCTTATAGTCTGGGAGGATTAACTACTGCAAACGCCACGCTTTCTGGTGGAAGCTGGACTACTGATGGATTTTCTCTTTCTTCGGCGCAATATGCCAACGCCACTATCCCTTCACAATCACAAGACCTATCACTAATGGTAGTGGCCTCGGGAGACGGCACAACCTATTCTAGCTTTCCTCATTTCTTGGGCGTACAAAGCAATGCTACTTACGTGGCAAATCAGTTCGTAATTGCGTCGAATGGAGTGGCAACCGACTACAGCAGTTTTGTAAGAAATTCATTAAATGCGGGTGCTATTGGTGGCCCAATAACAAACTCCCTATCTGGCTCAACAGCGTTTACTTGCCTAGCATCTAGCCTTAAACTTAATAATTTATTAACAAATAAAAATTACCTTACTGGAAGTAGTTCAAGCGTATCTGCTCCGACTACTGGCACATCGACACTAGACAGGATGCAATTAAATGGTCGCTGGACTGGAGCTCTTACCTTAGCAAACCCAATGAAAGTTGCTTTCCCAGCAATCTTTGCCCCAGCGATATTTTCCACAATGGATCAAGTTTACTCTCTCTACAAAACCACCCTCGGCCAAGGGCTAGGATTGCCGTAATGCCTCTGCTCTTTATCGCCCTGCTTCTCTGCTCCTGCTCGCCTAAGCACACGGAGAACAATGTGCTCCCAAATTACGAGTACGGGGAAATGCAAGCCGCTGAGGATGCGGGCAAGACCCCCAGCCTTAAATAAGTCGCTTTCTTATTAAAGCCATGAGCCGAGACGAACAAGCCATCAAAGCCCTCCAATACCTCTTGGACGAAGGGTTTATCTCGCTAGGCTACATTGACGGCCAGCCCTCCGTATTCCTCACCACGAGCCTTGCAGACGCACAGAAAGCGATTCTAGGACACGCCAAGGACTCGGCAGATTGGTGGAAGTGAGCGCAGATCAAGTAGCTGAACTTTCGGAGCGTCTATCCGAGGTGAGAATTTCTGTGGCAAGAATCGAGGAGAGACAGGGACTTGTGATTGGCCTCTTAGAGAAAAGTCAGCTAGGGATTGTCGAATACCACCAGAGACTACAAAAGCTAGAGAGCGAAGCCCACACCATCAAAACTAAGCTATGGCTAGTCGCTTTGATCTCCGGTGCAGTCTTCTCTACCCTGTGGGAATTGATCAAGGCTCGCTTCCTCGGTAGGCATATTTGACACTCCCAAACTACATTATGACTAACTATAAACTTCTTGAGGTTCTAATCTAATGCCAGCCGCAACTATCGGAACTCCGGGGCTTGTGTTCGGGCTAACGGCAGAGACAATCGGACTTGTTCAATCATTCTCCGAGACACGCAACATCGAGAAGAACGAAGTTCGCAATGCACAGGGCGAGATTACTGCGGTCGGATTCTTCAATCCCACAACTGCCTACTCGCTCTCAGTTGCGATTACTGGCTCAACATCGCTCACAGTTGGCGGTTCTTTTGCCGCCCTTGCCAACGCCACTACGGTTGGAACTTGCAGGATTGATTCGTTGACCCTCAACAAATCGAATAGTGCGTTCGTGATGCTCGACATTTCCGCAACTGGTTATCCAAGCGTAACCTAAGAAGCCCTCGCTTCTTAAATGAAATCCTAATCTTATGGAAGGCACATCTTATTGGGGAACAACGAATCTCAAGGTGGCCGCTTGTGTGGCCGCTTTCGGGGCAACCCTTCGCCAATCCGACCCAGTTACGAATATAGTAAAACAAGACGGAACTAGGCAGGTAACTTTCTGGTTTAACGCTGGAACTGGTAGCGCAGAGGCAAAAAAGCAAATGGAGTGTAAGTGGTCGGAGGTGACGGCTGACCCAGAATCCCCCGTGCTTTATGTTCGAGCCGCCCTAGAGAATCGTGAAACCCTTCTTGGATTGGTTAAAAGAGCCGAGCCAATCCAGATCATATCAAGGGGAGGGCAGACGCTCCTTGTTCCAGTAAATGCA